TTTCCAGAAATTTTTGAAAAAAAATGAAATTTCCCCTAGACGAAAACTGACTGACTGACTGACTGACTGACTGACTGACTGACTATGGATTATCACAACTTTTTCCAAACCCAACCAGCGTTCCAAATGGCCCCACCTGCAAATTATTTTGCCGCGGGGGCTATCAACACAAGGGCTGTGATGCGAGCAAAGGAGAACTCAGAACCTTTGCCTGAAGAAGGAGTCGTAGTTCCTTACGTAGGAGAACCGGTTGAAGAAAAGCTCATGACTGAACCTGACATGGAAGAGGTCATTGAACGGTCAACCGAGTCCGTTGAAAGAAAGAACGGAGAATTCCGTATCCAAAACAAGGTACTGTGGTTGACATACAAACACCACTGGCCAAAGGAAGAACTGAAGGGCTACATCGCCGGACGTTTTAAGTCCTATGTGATTACGGAGTTCATTGCTGCTCACGAAACGGCAGACAAAGGACATCCTTACCTCCATACCCACTGTCTAGTGATATTCTCTAGGGAGGTTCAGTCCAGAAACCCGAGGATTCTGGACTTCAAGTGGGACCTCCCTAACGGAGAAATGGAGAATGTCCATCCTCACATCAAATGTGTTAGATCGGCTGAGTACATTCTCAACTGCAAGATCTACATGGCTAAAGAAGATCCAGAGAATGAAGAGCTACTGAAGCTCAAAAAGAACGTCTGTAGAGTTCTCGCTCAATGTACGAGTGTCAGGGAAGCGCTATTCAGCTGCGCGCATCGTCCATCGGACATTCCTGGAGTCATTGCAGGCTACAACATGATTGGAAAGGAAGTAAAAACCTTCCCGTTGAAGCCTAGACACTTCCGCAGATGGCAAGAGTCAGCATACACACTCGTCGAGAAACGGTGTGGTTGGAGATTTGAACCGAACGAAGTTCCTGACTTGCCTAGGGATCAATGGAAAAAGCCAGACGGAACCTGGGCTGAGATCCCTGGAGATAAGGTCGATGTTCGTGGTAGACAAATCCTTGTCTTTTGGGGACCGAACGGCAATGACGGTAAAACCGCATGGATGAAGACCTTAGTGGCCCATAACCCAAGACGCTACTTTGGGATTAATGGAATCCCACCAATAAAGGATCTTGCAACCTTATTGATGAACACTCTCCTGGGACAATGGACAGGAGAAGTCCTGATCTTTAATGTCACCAGGACAATCTACGAGTCAAGACCCTACATGTGTCAATGCATCGAAGCTGCAATTGATGGGTACTTGACTGCGTTTAAATACCAGGGCGGGACTGTCATGTATGAACCGAAGGCGGTCATTATTCTGACCAATGACATCCCGGACCTTTACAAGGTCACAACTGATCGTTGGCGCTGTTATAAAATCGAAAGTAGACTATCCGATTGGCGTAAGCTGAGTTACGATGAACTCATTGAAGCTTACGAACAACAGCTTATAGCGCAACAAGTGGCGATCGAGGCTAAGGAAAGACCTTGCGTTCCTCGATTCGCTCCGGAGGATCCCGCCCTTCCGGGCTGGCCTAGACTTGTTGCTGGAGGTAGGGTTCTACCTAATTAAGACTAGTTTTTACTAGTGAGAGGGGGAATCCCCCTCTCAACTCCCCCATGCACCCTTAACATTATATATAGGGTGCATGGGGAATCGCCGCGCTTCGCGCGGTTGCGCGCTTCGCGCGCTGCCTACGGCGTACTTTTTCCGTGTGGAAAGAGAAAAAAAGTATAACGGACTAAGGCGCAAGCGCCATGGCGCGCGCTGTGGCGCGCGCTGTTTAACAAATTATGGAGGTTAGAAATGGAAAACCCATTTGGTGATCAGTATTTTGCTGGAAAGGCAGTAATTTTGGGAAGAGATCCTGACGGAGGTGTGAATGAAGAGCTAACGCTAATGGTTGATTGTAGGGGGAAAGTGAAAGTATTGAAAAGTGAAGACGCTCCCTCGATATGCTATGTGTATCTGATAATTGGGGGAGACGGGGAGGATAGAATAATGGAAATTAAGTTTGAAGCAATGGAAGAATAAAGACTTATCGCGCGATAAGTTAATTAGATGTCGTCACCAAGACGAGTAACGAACAGATTGGCTCTGGGAGTACCGTTGGGAATATTGGTTGAATTGAACTGAACGAAACAGTTAGATGCGTTAACTTCTACAACTACTTGAAACATAAGGAATTGAGTTGACGTACCTACAATAGGAGACTGGACAAAACCAGCAAGATTATCGACGAACTCCCATACGTCAACTACAGTTCCGTTTGTTGGAGTAACAGTCATAGATCCCACGTTGCCTGGTGATGTGCCATAACAAGTCCACGTGAAAAGATACTTGCCGGAAGAGATATCTTTAGGAAACAAGTATTGAGTTCCACCGAGATTGATTGTTCCTTCGATAGAGTTCCCAGGAGATGGGATGTGTGTTGTACCCAAAAGACTGATATTGGTAAGACCAGTACAATCGAAGTAATCGGTATAAGACAGAATATTGAATTGCTGCTTATAGAACTCAATCTCGTAAGTGACCCATAACTCACCGAGGACTCCCCCGGCGGCTTGCATACCCTCGGTGGCGATTTGGAAATTACCAAGATCGTACAAGTGTGGGTCACTACCTGTTGGAACAGGGCCTTCTCTGGTGTAAAGTTCGCTTACGGGAGTACGCGACTTCTTGCATTCAATGGGGTGAATGAATGAACAGGAAGGCTTAGAAGAATTAGAAAATTCGTGGTTAAGCATAGATCTCTTGTCAGTGAACGCAGGATGAGCAACATCGTACTGAGTCGCCATGCTGACTGTACCCAAAGCAGTCGATGTCGCAGAAGACAAGAGGGCATCAGAAGAAGTCGAAAGGAATTCGAAGAGACATCCTCTCATTCTGTACTGTTCGAAGGATGCCGCGATCTGACTTAACCAAGGAAAAGTTGTTGACACTCCCGGATTGATCGGGAAGGACAAGACGGAAAACGCTGTTGTGGCTGGAATATCTCCGATATATTCACGATGTCTGACGATAACAGATCCCTTGTTCATCGAATTAACCACATAGGGTGGCGACATTCCACCTTTGAGGATGGAATTGCTTTGAATCTTGTAATCACCAAACCCAGTGATTTTCTCTACAAGATGACCGACTTTTCCACCAAGAAAGTCTCCAATGCTTGATCCCCATGGACCTCCAAGCATCCCACCAGCCAAACTACCGGCCTTGCCTCCAATATCGGCAATGATACCCGGATTCTTCATGGTCTCGTTTCGAATAGCGCGTCGATTGAACGCTTGATTCTTAGCCTCGGTTTTAACCATAACGTATTTGGGATTACGTTTGGATCCACGATTGTTGTAGGACTTTCGTGGAGTAGACTTGCCCTCGAGGGCTTTCTTCTTCCAATACGCGGCTTTCTCTGCGTCTGAATAACTCATCTGGGAGTTTAGGGGCTTTTTTTGGGGCCAGGAATATAGTTTTCTAAAATCATTTGTATGAAATTTGGCGAAATTTTCCAGAAATTTTTGAAAAAAAATGAAATTTCCCCTAGACGAAAACTGACTGACTGACTGACTGACTGACTGACTGACTGACTATGGATTATCACAACTTTTTCCAAACCCAACCAGCGT